GCCTTCTACCGGGGAATACTCTGGAACTTGGGGCACGCAGGTCAACACTGGCCTGACAGCGCTGGTAGATGCTTCTATCGCGGGAACCGCCACGATCACGATGACGGCAGCAAACTACACGCTGTCTAACAACAACGGTGCATCGGATGAAGCACGGGCCATGTTCCTCGTGATGAGCGGGACTCCGGGCGGTTCGTACAACGTCATTGTTCCTGCGGTCAGCAAGCTGTATTTTGTGACCAACAGCACGGGCGCTGCTCAGACTGTCAAGACTTCTGCTGGGTCGGGGATCTCTGTACCCAACGGTGCGCGGATGACGCTTCGGTGCGATGGCACTGACGTTGTGGTGGCGCAGAACTACTTTGCTTCCCTGACGCTTGGTGCTGCGTTGCCTGTGGCTTCGGGGGGGACGGGCATTACTTCTTTTGGCACAGGTGTTGCGACTGCTCTAGGGCAGAACGTAACCGGATCAGGCAGCATCGTGCTTGCAACTGGTCCTACGCTGGGAGCAGCCACATTTACTGGAAATGCCCAAACAACTCCAGTGGCGGTAACTTTCAATGCCACCACGATGACTGTAAATTGTGCGCTTTCAAATGTGTTTACCACCACATTCACTGCCAACGTAACAACAGCACCGACCATTAGCAACCCGCAGAACGGGCAAACCATCAACTGGTTTATAACTCAGGATGCGACAGGCAGTCGAACCATGACATGGCCGACGAGTTTTAAGTGGCCGACAGGTGCAATTACAACGCTTAGTACGTCAGCAAACTCCGTCGATCTTCTTACTGCAACGTACCTTTCATCAACAGGATTTTGGTACGCCAGCCTGCTTAAGCAATTTGTATGAGCTTCGCTTCAAGAAGAATTACAACGCCAGCATGGGCGGCATCATTGCCAACATCCGTGTTGTATGTTTTCGATTTTGAGTTTTCTGTATCCACAGCAACATTTTCAATTGGTGGGTCAAACAACTATTCTAGTTCCGCAAATACATCCGCTCCAGCAGGAACATGGCTCTATCAAGGAAGTTTTTCAAATTACGAAGTACGGATGACTTTACAAGCCGGGTCTATTGGCTCTGGCACATTAGGGTCATGGCTTTCGTTAAGCTCTTCAAACTCATGGACTAATACTGCAGACAGAGGTGCAACCCCATCTGCGAGGCAAACAGGATCAGTTTTGTTGGAAATACGCACCGCGACAACCCAAGTGGTTGTCGCGTCCACCCAGTTAACTATAGATGCATGGTCTACAAACGCATAACAAAGACACAAATAGTATTGGAAAATAAATGCTTGACATCCTTGGCGGGGGGCTTCTCGGTTCTATCTTCGGTGGTTTGTTCCGACTTGCCCCTGAAGTGTTGAAGTTCTTGGATCGCAAGAACGAGCGCCTGCACGAACTCAAAATGTTTGAGCAGCAGTGCCAACTGGAGCAGATGCGCGGTGCGCAGAAGTTGCAAGAGATCGGCGCTCAGCACGGTATGGCCGTGGACGTTGGCGTGTTGGATGCGTTCAAGTCGGCGCTGGATCAGCAGACCGAGATGATCAAGGCCGCAGGCGGATGGGCGGCGTCCCTCAGTGCTTCGGTGCGTCCGGTGGTCACCTACTGGATTCTGGGGTTGTGGAGCTTCATTCATGTCTGGTTCGCCTGGAATGCGTGGCTCGCAGGTGCATCACCTAAGGAAGTTTTCATCACCATGATGACTGCCGACTTTGCTGCCCTAGTGGGGGGCACGCTGAACTACTGGTTCATGGATCGCACTTTGGCGAAGCGGGGGCTTGCGTGAACCTAGACGTAGCCGTTGCGCTGTGCAAGCAGTTTGAGGGGTTGCATCGTCTTGGAAAGGACGGGCTGATCTATCCCTATATCTGCCCAGCAGGCTACCCCACCATCGGTTGGGGGACGGTCTACAAGCCTTCTGGCAAGAAGGTCACGATGGACGACCCGCCCATCACCCGTGACATTGCCGACGCTTGGCTCATGGACGAGATTCAGCGGGTCTGCGCGTCTGCGGTGATGAGGCAGTGCCCTGAGTTGTTTGCGTGGAGCGTGACCAACGGAAACTGGCGGGCCTTCTGCGCTATTTCTGACTTCACGTACAACCTAGGGACGGGTAGACTACAGACCTCCACCCTGCGGCGCAAACTCCGTGCGCTTGACTGGGAAGGTGCCAAGGAGCAGTTGGCCCTGTGGGTGCGCGGTGGCGGGCGTGTACTGCCCGGTCTGGTCAAGCGTAGAGCCGCAGAGGCGGCACTGCTGGGATAAATATGCCCCTCAAGAAACTGCAACTTAAACCGGGAGTCAACCGCGAAGGCACGCGCTACTCTACCGAGGGCGGGTGGTTTTCGTGCGACAAGATCCGCTTCCGCTCAGGACAGCCTGAAAAGATTGGCGGCTGGCAACAGATTACTAATGAGCAGTTCCTTGGGGTGTGCCGTTCACTGTGGTCTTGGGCGGCGTTGTCTGGCGTTAGATACGTTGGGCTTGGCACCAACCTCAAGTATTACATCGCCCTTGCTGGCGGTGGTATATACAACGATGTCACGCCAATTCGTGCATCTGTAACCATCAATAACAATCCGTTTGCTTTAACTGCGTCACCAACGGTTACCGTTACTGATACAGCGCACGGCTGCATTACCGGAGATTTTGTTACGTTCAGTGGGGCAGTAGATATTGGTGGTGTCGGAACAAATGTGACTGCTGCGGTCTTGAACCAAGAGTACCAAGTCACTGTAATTGACGCTAACACGTACACCATCACGTTATCCGTAACCCCCAACGCTACAGCTATAGCAGGGTCACCGGGCGGCGGTTCGGCTGTTGTCGCCACGTATCAGATCAATGTCGGTGACGAAATCCAGACCGTGCTAACCGGATGGGGCGGTGGTGGTTGGGGGCTTGGCGGCTGGGGTGTTGGGGTTACAAGTACTACTTCCATCCGCATTTGGAACCACGACAACTTTGGGGAAGACCTAATTTTTGGCCCGATTGATGGGCCGATGTACTACTGGGACCAGACCGCTGGCCTCACAACTCGTGGTGTGGCGCTCACTTCATTGTCGGGGGCGTCGGACGTTCCAACCGTCCAGCATCTCTTGTCAATATCTGACACTTCTCGGTTTGTCTTGGCGTTTGGCTGCAATGATTACGGCTCTGCCACGCAAGACACGATGCTGATCAGATGGTCAGACCAAGAGAGCGCGGTGAACTGGACCCCTGCAGCAACCAATCAAGCAGGCAGCGTGCGCCTATCTCATGGCTCAAGAATCGAAGCGGTAGCGCAGGTTCGCCAAGAGTTCTTGGTCTGGACTGATACCGCCTTGTATTCCTTGCAGTACCTCGGCCCTCCGATTGTGTGGGGCACGCAGCTTCTTTCAGACAACACATCCATCGTCAGCGATAGATCCTGGGCCACTGCCGCAGGCGTCACGTACTGGATGGGGAATGGCAAGTTCTACCGCTACGATGGTCGCGTTGAAACGCTGGTCTGCTATCTCAGGCAGTATGTTTTCAGTGACTTCAATGTAAACCAGTCGCAGCAAGTTTTTACCTCCACCAACGAGCAGTTCAATGAGATCTGGTGGTTCTACTGCTCTGCAAACTCCACGGTTGTAGACCGTTATGTGATCTACAACTACATTGAGAAGGCTTGGTATTACGGTAATCTTGGGCGTACTGCGTGGATTGATACGAGTGTTTCCAGCGATGTGCCGATGGCTACGGATTACAACCGCCGTTTGCTAAACCACGAAACCGGAGTAGACGACAACGCCACGACGACCACGCTGCCGATTGAAGCCTACATCACCTCATCAGAGTTTGACATTGACGACGGACATAACCTGGGTTTTGTCTGGCGGGTTATCCCTGACGTTAATTTTACGGGATCTACGGCTACCAGTCCGACGATGAATCTAACGCTGCTTCCTTTGCAGAACTCAGGCTCAGGGTATACCCGAGGCATCACGCCGGTCCCATCTGTTACGTCTGATATGTCGGTAGCTGGAGAGAACTCCCTCCCGGTGGTGCGAAGCACGACGGTGCCAATTGATCAGTACACGGGGCAGGTAAACATCCGCGTGCGTGGTCGGCAGATGTCCATCAAGGCTGCGTCTGATCAGATCGGCGTGCAGTGGCAGTTGGGCGCGCCCAGAATCGATGTGCGTGTAGACGGACGTAAAAGCTGATGACTATCTGGTCAACCATCATCAAGCGCTTTCGAGCGCCGCCGCTGCCCAAGCCTACGCAGGATTACGACAAGGGGTATTTGGATAACCTCGTCAATATCCTTCGCCTGTACTTCAACCAACTAGACAACCTGCTGGAGCAGATCGTGACTACAACAGGAAGCCCAGTACCCATTTCCATAGGCGGGACAAACGTCGATGCCTTTGGGCGGCTAAGAACCAGCGCTCCTTACACAATCTTTGACTCTCAAAACCGCTACGCTATTGACAATCAGTTTGACACCAGCACGGCCACTGGAGGCTCAACAACGTACCTGCCCAACGAATCATCGGTACGGATGGATGTCACCACCTCCAGTGGTTCTGAAGTTGTAAGGCAGTCTTACAGGTGCATGCCGTACCAGCCGGGTAAGGGTTTGTTGTGTTTGGCTACG